CGATTCCGCCGACGCTGACGGCGAACAACATCGCGGAAGGCAATCAGGTGGCGCTGCAGAATCCGAACCTGGGAAACGCGCAGATCGTGCTGAACACGCACGCGGAGGCCACGTTCCAGATTCCGGACGTGACGAAAGTGCTGGCGGTGCCGGATCTGCTGAAGCTGTACATGCAGCCGGCGGTGGTGGCGCTGGCGGAGAAGATCGAGACGGACCTGCTGGGGCTGTATCCGCTGTTCATGGCGAATACGGCTGTAGGAACGGGCGGATCGCCGATCACGGAAGCGACGGTGGATGCGGCAGAGACGACGTTGTTTGCGGCGAAGGTTCCGGCGAGTGCCTCGAAGTATCTAGTTGTGGACCCGGGAACCTATTCGACGCTAAGGCAGATCCCGCGGTTCAGCGAGTTCAATACGGCGGGTGAGGCGGGGTTACGGGCTCTGGTGGACGGAGCGGTGGGGAAGATGAAGGACTTTTACATCTTCCGCTCGCAATTTGTGACCAAGACGGGGAACAGTCCCATGACGGCGCACAACCTGGCGTTTTCGCGGGACGCGATCGCGTTGGTGGTCCGACGCCTACCGCAGCCGCTTCCGGGAACGGGGGCGATCGCGGAGTACGCGGAGTTGGGCAGTTTCGGCATGCGGGTAACGATGAGCTATCAGCCGAATACGCTGGCGCAGCAGTTCACGGTGGATGTTCTATATGGGTCGGGCGTGTTGCGGAACAATTTCGGGGTGCAGGTAAATAGTTAGGCGTCGAGACGAGTCTCGACGCGGCACGCACGAGTGCGTGCGCCACACCACAGTTTAGAGGGCGGGCGTTTCAGCGTCCGCCCTTTTGGCATAAGAGAGGCATGAGATGGCTTTGTTGACGGATGGGAGCCCGAATGATGTGACATCGCTCGAGGCGTACGAGACGGGAATTCTCGACGTGGCTGCGACCGAAAAAATCGATTTGGGCGTGAAGCTGGGGCTGGCGACGGAAGAAGTATCTCAAGACGTGCTGAATATCCTGCTGGATCACGCGAGCGCGAGCGATCCGCAATCGAATGTGCGGCGGAACCGGGGTGTTTCGGACGTAGTGGTGACGCCGCCGATGAAGCGCTGGCACGCGCTGCATACATTGGAGATCGCATATCGGGACGCGTTCAACAACCAGTTGAACGACCGGTACGAGGCCAAGGTGCGGGAGTATCGGGAGCTTGCGAGACAGGCCCGGGATGTTGCGCTCAAGTTCGGAATCGGGCTGGTGACGGCGCCGATCCCAAAAGCTCCGCCGGCTGTGCTGGCGACGACTGCGGGTCCGGGCCAAGCGACGACATATTACGTCGCAGTGACCTGGGTTTCAGCAACCGGGCAGGAAGGCACGCGGAGCGACGTGACGGCGCTCACGACGGGTGATAGTACGGTGCTGGTTGTGGGCGCAGCGAATCCGCCTGCCGTCGCGTCGGGATTCAACGTGTATGCGGGGTTGAGTGCGGATGCGCTCGCTCTCCAGACACTGGGGGCAGTTCCGGTGGGGCAGAGGTTCACACTCACATCAGGATTGGCGAGGGGTGCGGCGCCCGGGGATGGTCAGAGGCCGGATGTGTACATCGTGGGTGGGTCGACTTTGAGGCGGGGGTAAGGGATGACGCAAGCGGCGAGCATCGCGGCAAAGAAATTCATCGGGTTTCTGGCGGCGGCGGACACGGGGATCGGCCCGGCTATCGCGGCTCTGGCGGCAGATACGGGCGTCGTGCTTGCACCGCTGCCGGCGGAGCACATCGTGAATCAGAACATCCCGATGGCGCTGGCGGAGCGGAGCCAGGCCGTGAAGTATCCCGTTGTGCACGTTTATTCGGACCGGGTGAGAAATGTATTGACCGAGAAGTTCCGGACATTCTCGGGCAAGGTGCGGGCCGTGGCGGAGATTCGATTTTCCCAGGATCGGGTGGAGGGGATCGAAGAGCGGTTGCGGCTGTACGTGGATGCGGTGACACAGGTGCTGGACGCGAATCGCGGGTCGTGGGGGGAAGGGGCTTTTTATGCGGGGGCGTATGAGGTGTCGTTCGATCCGGTGCAGCGGGGAGGGCGGAATTTTTTGCAGATTGCGCGGGTGAGTTTTGAAGTGGATTTGTCGGTGTAGGGGCAAAGAGTTCACGCAAACGGCGCAAAAAGAAGACGCAAAGGCGCAGAGGGATTAGATGGGTTGCTACATATCGTCGAATAATGAGCGCGTTTATATCGCGCTGGAGTCGAGTTATGGGGTCGCGCCGGCGATTACGGGGGCGAATCGCATTTCGCTGGTCAAGCTCGGGGCGCGACAGGTTGTGGAGCAGACGGGGCGCAGGGACAAGACGGGATCACGGACGTTTCCGGGGATACCGAACCATATCCGGAAGAAGACAAACTTTCGGCTGAGCACGCTGATGACAGAGTGGACGAATCAGCCGCTCGAGCCGCCGCAGGGTCCGCTGTTTCAAGCGGCCATGGGAGGAACGCCAATTCTGTTTCCGGGCGGGACGGCGGCGTCAGCGAGCGGAACGCAGATTATGTTCACGGCTCCCCACGGACTGAGCGCGGGTCAGGGTGTGACGTGTTCGGGCGAGATGCGATTCGTGGCGGCGATTCAGGACGCGACGACCGTATTTCTCAATGCTCCTTTTACGACGCCGCCCGTGAGCGGGGCGGCGTTGGGGATCACAATGACGTTCCCGCTGGCGACATCGCTTGCGAGCGTGAGTATTTTCGACTACTGGGATCCGGCGACGGCGGTGCACAGGATCATGGACGGCGCGGCGGTGGGCACGATGACGGTCAAGCTGAACGGAGATTATCAGGAGTTCCAGTTCGAAGGCCCGGCCCGGGACTTGATCGACAGCGCGAGTTTCGCGAATGGGGATGGAGGCCTGACGTCATTTCCGGCCGAGCCTGCGACGGGGGCATTCGATTACACGATCGTGCCGGGGCACCTTGGCGAGGTATGGATGGGGACATCGCCGACGCAGTTCTTTACGCTGACGGCAGCGGAGCTGGCGCTGGAGAACAACGTCGAGCTACGAGCGCGCGAGTTCGGCAGCGATTTCGCCCGGTGCATCGCCGCCGGAACGCGCCGGGTCGGCTTAAATTTCGAGTTGTTCGAGATGGACGACGCGCAGACGAAGGGGTTGTATCAAGCCGCGCGGCAGAGATCGCCGATTTCGGTGATGCTGCAGCTGGGTGAGCAGAGGAATCAGTTGTGGGGGGCTTACATGCCGGCGATGGTGCCCGAGGTTCCCGAGTTCGACGATGCGGAGACGCGGTTGCGGTGGAGATTTCAAAACAGCAGAGCGCAGGGGACGGTGAATGACGAACTGTACATCGCATTCGGTTGAGCGGCACGAGAGCGTGATGTGGTTCGAGGCGGCGTCGCGGCCTGGTGTGCGGTGCGGAATCGCGCGGGTCTCGTTCGGTCGAAGAATCGAACTGGCGAGGAGAATTCGAGAGGTGGGCCGGAGGGCGGAGTTCCTGGACGCGAGTGGCGAGGCGAAGGACAAGCTGGAGGCGGCGGTGCTGGCGGCGGAGATCGACCAAGCGTACCTCGATTGGGGATGGGTGGGAGTCGAGGGGTTGGAGATCGACGGTGCGATGGCGACGCCGGCTTCAGCGATCGAGTCTGGGCCGGTGGAGTTGGCCGCGGAGGTGCTGGCCCGCATCAAGAGCGAATGCGGGTTGACCGGGGACGAGCGAAAAAACTAGTCGTCGCATTTCATTTTCAAGGTTCGAATCAGGCCGCATGGAGATGCGACGAATGCAGGCGGCAGGGGTTGGAGGTCCGGAGGCGATGCGGGTGGATTGAAGAAGAGAAGAGAGGTCCGCGCCGGCTGGTATGGGCGCGAGGGCGCGTGGGGGCGGAGGAGTGTCCGAAGTCGCTGGTGACGGCGCAGAGCGTGGCGTGGGTGGAGATGTTTCTGGCATGGAAGTTCTCGGGAGGCGGTGCGCTGCATGACCTGGTGGCGCGGGATGCGGACGCGTTCTTAATTCTGGAGAAGGAATGGCGGGCGGATGGCGAACGGAAATGCAGTTAACGAGATGACGAGGCTGCTGGGCGAGACACGGTTGAGCGCGGAGATAGTCTCGATCGCGGAGGTGTTGCGCGAACTCCAGGCGGAGGAGCAGACGGCGGTGAGCAGCGAGACTACTGGACAGACCTCGCGGGGCGGCGGATCGACCGGCTCCGGTGTGCTGGGTGCGGTGGAGAGCGTGTTCGGATTGAGCCTGAATCCGCTGGTGTCGGGATTGGCGGATTTGTTCGGTGGAGGAGGCTCGGCGGAGTTGGCTCCGCTGGTTCCGCACGTTGCACCGCCGTCGATTAACGTGAACGCGGGTATCAGTTCGAGGGCGACGAGAGTTTTCGCGACGGATCCGGCGCCGGGCGGATCGAGTCCGGCGCCGGCGCCGACGATTACGGTGCAGGTACAGGCTCTCGACTCGCAGTCGTTTCTCGATCGAAGCCAGGACATTGCGGCGGCGGTGAGGAAAGCGATGCTCGAGTCGACGACGCTGAACGATGTGATTCGGGCGGTGTGAGGAGACTGTGGCGAACTTTCCTTTATTAAAGACCGGGGTTGTGGCGCAGTATGGATCGGATCGAGGGGTGCGATTTTCGACGCAGGTATTCCGGTTTGTGGACGGGAGCGAGCAGAGGTTCGCGGGCTTTGGAACGCCGCTGCATCGCTGGGTGATCCGGATGGAGTTGTTGGACGAGGCGGAGCTGTCGGCGATCGGGGATTTGTTTGTGAGCGTCGGCGGAAGGGCAGGGACGTTTTCGTTTACAGATCCGTGGGATGGGACGGTGTATGCGGCGTGCCGTTTCGATGCGGATGAGTTGGAGCTCGGGTTCACGGAATTTGCGAGGGGCGAGGGCGTGGTGACGATTTCGGAGGTTCGGAATTGAGAGCGCGCCAGTTAAAAACAAGCGCGCGGGCTGCAGGCCCGCCCCACAGCGAGGAGGCGGAATGGCGGTGTTTCCGCAGTTGATGGTTTATCCGGTGGTGAAACGCGTGGTGGAGAGGACCATCGTGAACGCGTTGGGGGATGGGCGTTGGGATCTGGCTGGAGATCCAGATGCGGCGGCGATCGAATGGGAGATTCAGGCGAAGGGGATGACAAGGGCGGAGTGGAATTCGGTGCAAGCGGTGTTCGCGGCGGCCGGCGGGAGATGGCAGACGTTTACGTTCCTCGATCCAATCGGAAACTTGCTGGCGCAGAGTGAAAATTTCGGCGTATCGCCTTGGGCGAGCGGGGCGCTGATCGCGCTGACGACGGGTGTGGCGGATCCGTTCGGGACGACTCGGGCGACACACCTGGTGAACGGAGGCGCGGCGGCAGCGAGTATCGCTCAGACGCTGAGTGTTCCGGCGACCTTTCAATATTGCTTGAGTGTGTGGGCCCGGGGGACGGAAGTGACGCTGGTGATTGGGGCGGGGTTGAAGCGGTTTGCGTTGGGATCGAACTGGTCGAGGATTTCATTCGCGGGCTCAGGGACGACGTTTGGAGTGCAGCTTGACGCGGGTACGGCGGCAGATCTGTTCGGAATGCAGGTGGAGGCGCAGATGGCTCCCTCAGATTACAAGAAGACCGGAGTGCGGGGCGGCGTGTATCCGAAGGTCCGGTTTGGGGATGACGTGCTTACGGTGACGGCGCAGGGGACGGATGTGTACGACGCTGTGATCCGGATTGTGAATACGGAGAATTGATGCCGACGATCGACGAACTGAAGGAACATGAGAGTCCGGTCACCCCGCTGTTTTTGTTCGACTGCGTGTTGAGTTCGGGCGCGATTGAGCGATGGTCGACGCACGCGGTGACTGCCGGCGGGAATACTTATGCAGCAAGGTTGCTGAAGCACAATCTGTTCGAGTTAAGAGCGTCTTCGGATGACGGTCTGGACGGGTCGGCGAGGATCGCGGTGACGCTCGCGAATGCGGATTCCCATTTTTCCGAACTCGAGCGCGAGGTGGGATTCAAGGGCGCGCAACTCACGATCTCGTTCCTGTTTGTCGATCTTCAAGCCGGGGCGGCGGCGACGGAAGCGCGGGTGATGTTTCGGGGAGTGGCGAACCCGGCGCAGGAGATCACCGAATCGTCGTGCCGGGTGACATTTGATAATCGGCTGAACTTGCAGAGGGTGGTGCTGCCGGAGGTGCAGATCTTGCGCCGGTGTCCATGGATATTTCCCTCGAATGCAGCGCAGAGGGCGGAGGCGCTGACGGGAGGGGCGAAGGGAAAATACTCCGGTCTGTACAAGTGCGGTTATTCGGCGGATCAGACTGGCG